AATAAAGAAATCTCTGCGGCCATTGTCATATTCTTCATCAACCTGAAGCTGATCAGGTGTAACGTAAACCAAGACAGTGCTACCGTCTAAATCTTGGTCAAAGTTACCACGGTTCTTTAAGATCGCATCACCACCAGACTCATTGGTTAAAAATATCAATGCGCGACCGTCAGACGGGATCATCCGGTTCTGTGCAATACGTAGAGCATTCTCTTTGGTAGTGTGATAATAAACAGTAACCGTTCCGTCCTTATTGATCGGCACGCCCAGCGTTGGATCAAAAGACAGATGCTTGTCAGGGTTGTAACTTTGTAAAGAATAACGTGGTGAATCCGTAGGCAGTTCATCTATAGGCTCAGACACATACGGCATGATGCCGTTTGCCTTTTCATAAGCCTTGGCCTGCTTCATTTCCGTCTGATACTCTTTAACGCTCAGGCGTTCAACCCCGCCTTGAGGTTGACCAGCCTTTAATTCCCCACGCTCAACTTGACCAAATATATCTTCATAAGTTTGGAACCCTGCGTTGTTAAAAGCATTACGTAGTGCTGTGAAGAAGTCCCTCATGCGCTTAAGTAATGCCGCCAACATGCCTGTCGGGGGTTTGTTATTAGCAAAATCAGCAAAGGCATCAGCAATAGCTTCTTCCGTTACCTTATCCATGTCACCGTTATACAAGTCAACATAGGCATCGTAGCGAGAGGTCTTCCTACCTTTGTAATCAGCAGTTGTATTCTTTAGGTACTTGGTGATCCACTGGTCTTTAGCCATGCGGGTCAGCGCAGTCCACTGCTGTGGCGTAAAGAAGTTGAGATCCTTCAGCGCGTGCAATGATTCATGGCGCAGAACCCGGACAGGATCTTTCTCGTTTAAAGCAATCTTAATTAGGCTCTCGTTGTAGGAGCCTTCTTGATCCATCTTCTCCAAGATGTTCAGTTTGACAGCGCCAAGGCCAAGCTTTTCTAAAACAGGCTTTAACTTAGCTTCAAGATCGGCCAAACGCTTTCTTGTCTCAGGCGAAATCTTGGCTTCCTCTGCTTTAGCTTTCGCAGCTTTAGCTTCTGTTTCAATGCCCTCCAGAACCTCAGACACAGGCTTCTGCTCGGCAAAGCGTTTAGCTTCAGCCGCTGTAGGAGCCTTAGGAGTTCTGCGTTCTAGTTCAGCCTGAGCCTTCTTACCCACCGCACGACGGCCTTGCTGTTGAGCCAACTCTTGCAATTGCTTGTCATCCATGTCGGCCAAGATGCTTTCTTCAGCCGCTTGACGGGATGGGTATGTGGCACGTGCCTGACCCTGTTCAAACACCGTGAAGCCCTTACGGCCAATTGCTTTGTTGGCGGTTGGCTTAATCTCTAAAGGCGTGATCTTGGGGTCAAGCTTTTGAATCTGTTCTGTGAGCGAGGCAATTTTTGCCTGCGTTTCTGCAACTAATTTAGCTTGCCGACCAGCCGCCTTTTGGAAGTTGGTTGACTGGCCTTCGCCTCTAGCTTCACTGCTATCTAAGCGTTTCTGACCAGCTTCAATAGCATTGTTTAACTGCTTAATTTGATTTTCAAAACGCAGTGCCATACCGGCACGAGTGCGCTCAGAGCTTGCCTTCTTGGCGTTTGCTTCGTCTATGGTGTCGGATTTAGACAACAGAGTGTCACCGGCATACAACTCATAACCTGCTGGAGCCTCACCCTCTTTAAACGCACCTTCACGGATGTCAAATCCTTCGGGCAGCGTGGCGGAGGTGGTGGGGGCGGCGATAGCATCTGTTGTAATTTGCCTAACGTTTAAACCACGCTTGGCCGCCGCAGCGCGGGCAGCAGTCCTAGATGTGTAGGTAGACGGCAAAACATTGCCGCTCTTAGGATCATAGATCTCGTAGCGGGGTGTCTTGATCAGGTCAACGTCACCATTCTTAATGGCGGCATCAAGGATAGCTCCCGCATGGGAGTCTTCTGTAAGGTTCGTGTATTCCTTGATAGTCTTGATGACCTCCTTAGGATCTACAGGAACACCCAGTTCTGCCAATAGGAAGTCAACTCCCTTGATGGCCTTGTCGTATTGCTTCTCATCGTAGCGGCTGGCGTTTGTGCCTTCCGGTAGGATGGTTGAAGTTGTTGCTGCTGGCAGGCTGGCTAATGCTTTAAACGCAGCATGTAACTGCGGCTGCGACATCTGCTCCAGTGCGTTTACACCAGTTGTCCGGGTTAGGAAGTCCTTAAAGCCTTGAGTTTTGGTGTCAATTTTCTTTAGACCAGCTTGCTCTAGGATTTGGGTTGCGGTGTATTTCTCACCGGCATAACCAGACTTGGCGGTAATAAGCTGATCCAAGAGGGCTTGCTCTGCCTTGGGGTTCTGTCCCGGCATAGCATCCACAAAGTCCTCAAGCGAGTACTCCTTGAGCTTGGGAAGTCCAGCTTGCTTGCGGTAATCATCGATCTGCTTGTAGATGTCGAAGGGAACTTCGCTCTTACGGATGTTGCCTAAAGGATTCTTGAGCGGATCGGTCTGTACTTCTTCAACGGGGATTTCCTCAGCCGGTGCAGGCAAAGCAATAGCCTGCTGTTGCTCCATTTGCTTTTGGATTTCGTCGGTCTGTTTCTGAAGAACAGCACGCTCGGCTTCTGCCTTTTGTGCCTCAGCTTGTACTTTTGCATCGGCTTCAGCCTGTTTCCTAGCTTGATCATCAGCTAATGATTGTTTGTATTGACGTTGCAAATTAGAGACTTGCAAAGGAGAAACGGCAAGGCCAAGGACTGAGCCAACTAAGGCATCATGAGCCACCGTACCGGCCAAGCCGTCAGTTAAATCTTTTGCTACACCAGCTTGATTCAAAGCGATGTTAGTACCAACTTGTCCTACCGCAGCTTGTGCCGCTTCAGGCAAAGCCTCACCTAGTGTAGACGAGGCTACTGCACCAAGCTTCTGTTTAAACTGAGGTGGAGTTAATGATGCTGCGCCTTGGCCTGCGCCAACTTTTCTGGCCGCGTTTGCCAAAATATTTTCAATACCGAATATGCCTTCCAATGCGCCAGCACCGCCTGCAACGGCTTGTCGAGGAGCGTTTTGCAATGAATAAGCGGCAACCTCTTGGGCTTTCTGTTCTGCGACTTCTGGAGATTCACCTTGGCTTAACAAGGCCTGTTTAACGGCTTCATAATCTTGGCCCTTCTGACCGCCTACACCCATCAAACCACCAATACCGCCCGCTCCTCTTGCACCGGCCAGTGCTCTAGCACCTAGGCTTGCGCCTGCGGCCACCTGACCTCCGGGCAAAAATGCACCCGCAACAATTGGGGCGCTAGACGCTAATGCTTGTAATCCGGTTTGCAAGGGGGCTTCTGTAAAGCTACCCACTTTAGATTTGATGTCACCGCCTGAGCGCTCGATTAACTCTTGGCGACGAGCCATTTCTTCTTTACGGGCTGGACTCATGCCTTCATAGGCAGATTGCTGTGCTTCCCCCAAATACTGAGAAGCCGCATTATCAACGCCAAAGATGTTAGTGAGAGACTGAAGGCCTCCCGCAAAACCTTGCTTAACCGAACGACCCACATCACCTAAGGTGCTAGGAGCACTCTTGGCTTCTTCTAGTTCTTTGGTTGTCTGTCCTGCAAATGGGTAATTCTGCAATACCAAACCATATATTTGCTGATCAGTAGCGCCTTCTGGGGCGTTTACACGATACTTATTTCCATCTGGTGCGGTGTATTGATAAATTGCCATGTTTTATCCACTAATACGTTCAACTGTACCGGGAATTTTGGTAACGGGTGCAGCCTTGCCTTCAAGTACAGCGCGATCTGCCAAAAATTGTTGGATAACCAGATCACGTTGTTTTTGATATTCCTTGTATTTAGACGAACTTGGATCTGTGTTTTGCATCATTTGATCAAGGAACTGCGTTCTTTCATTCAGCGCCTTGGATGTCGCAGCTTTATCGCGTTGCGCGGCACTCTGATACTGGCCGCTTGCCAGATAAGATGCGGCACGCTCCATAGCCTCATTAGGTGACATCTGAGGATTTTTACGTTGAATGTCTTCAGCCACTTGAACAAGCTGGGGCAAACGGTTTTGACCGGCGGCTTGGATACTGTTGCCACGGGCTTGTTCTTTAAGCTTGGCAATGTCCATTTGATTGGAGAATTCTTTCTGCTGCAAGTCCATGCCAATTTTCTCGGCATCCTGCTTATGTTTAAACGCAGCTTCAAAGTCACCACGCGCTTCAGCACGACGGGCGGCTTCAAGTTCAGCACGCATCTTAGCCATGCCCATCTCTTGTTCACGACGCATCTTGGCTTGTGCATCGGCACGCTCAAATGCAGCCGCCTCAGAAGCTCCGGCAGACTTACCAAAGCCGCCAAACAAAGCACCAATACCTTTTTGACCACGGGTAGCTTCGCCTGCGGCAATTAAAGCTTGGAAAAAGTCAGAACGTGTACGAGCTTTTTCTTGTTCTGATACACGGCCACGATCTGTTTCATCCTGTTGAGCCATTTTATTAAGTAATGCCTCAAACCCAGCCCCCGCAGCGCCGGGATTAGCTTGTTTAAACGCAGCAAGTTCTTTAGAGTAAGCATCTTTGTCAGGTGCTGTAAACGTAGGTGCTCCGGGCATTTTCATACTGGCAGGAATGCCGCCACCGGCTGGTGCGGGCATTGGAGGCATGGGTGGTGGAGCCACTGAAGCGATACCCATGGGTGGGCCTGCGTTCTGACGAGCTAGACGAGCAGTCTCTGCCGCGCTCTGATCATCAGGGCTAAATGTAGGCTGGACACGGGCAGCAGCTTGCTGCTGGGCATTACGCACTGGGATGCCCATGGTCTTACCCATAGCACCGGCAGGGCCAGTATCGCTGCTAAACGCAGCACGTCTTGCATCGTTTAAAGCGGCATCAGCCGCTGCGGCGGCTTGTTGAGCAGCAGCAAAACCCTGAGGATCTTGTTGCTGTTGGCGCAAACTGTATTGACGTAAGTTGTTTCTTGCCTCTCTTGCGGCCTGTTCAGCTTGGTCTACAACCAAATCACCCTCGGCAAAAGCGACAACGCCACCGCCGCCAGCAAATTTAAACATGTCATTGGTTGGCAGGGAAGTCAATCCACCACCAGCCATTTGAGGCATCTGTTGAGCCATCTCTGGCATTTCTTCCTCTGGCTGTGGAGGCTGAGGTGTACCTTCTGGCACTGGCTGAGGTTGGGCCATCAAGCCCTGTTGAAGCTGTTGATTAGACTGCGTTTGTTTAGCTGCACCGGCCTGCATCAAGTCAGCCGCCTGTCCGGTCAGTTCTTTTTCAAGTTTGTCTTTGACTGTGCCGTCAGGAGGTGTGCCCGTCTTAGCCGATTGTTCCATGCGTTTGCGGCGGTTTAATTCTGCCAAAGCTAAATATGGAGGAACATCAGGGTTAGTGCCATTGGCATAACCCATGACTACCTGCATGGTTTGGTCTTTAAGATCGTCTTGTATTTGGAGTAGATTCATCTTAAACCCTTAGGTCAAATTAAATTTCTTGAGGGAGTCCATGATGGAACCCATACCGCCAACGGAAGACACTAACGAGCCTAAACCGCTCATCTGGGCTGGTGTAGAGCTAACTGTGGAAATAGGCAGACCTTGAAGCATGGACTGCAAGTACTGCGTCTTCTTCATTGGATCATCACGTTGTGCGAGGAATTCGTTGTAGTCTGCGCTAATGCCTTGTTGCTCAATGCCACGCTGTTGACCGCCTGCCTCAGACATCATGTCAGCCAAAGTCTTGGCTTGGGCTTGCTCAGTATTAAACTGGCCCATGGCTTTGTCGTACGCACTTGCGTACCCTGTACCAATAGCTTTGTTCTGCTCTTGGAGCAGATTGCGGTTAGCCTCAGACTCCATGATGGCCTGACGGCCACCGCCATAACCACCGGATTGGGTCATCTTGGCTAGGCCGGGCTGAAGGTTGATCTCTGACTGGCGACGTAGTTCTTCCAACTGAGGCTGGAGGACGGACTGCAAGTATGGGTTCATATACTGCGAGGCAACGCCAGTTTGGCCGCTAGATTGGCCGCCCATGGGAGCGCCCATACCGCCCATAGGAGCGCCAGCACCTGTCCCAATAGGTTGAGTGTTATAGATACCGGGAGACATAGCAGGAGGTTGGTACGCACCTGTAGAGCTAAAAGACTGACCAAGCTGGCCGGGGAAGGCCAGATTACCCAAACCTTGGAATACTTTGGATTGCAGGCCAGACTCACCCGCAGTCTGTGGGCCACCGTACACAGCATAAGGCTGCTCTGAAATAGCTTGGGCTTTGCCAAGCATATCCGTTACATACGGGCCTGCCCACTCAGAAAGAGTCTGTTGATTAGACCCGCCTGTTGAGGGCATGGAGAAAGAAGAAGCTGGTGTAGGAGCGGCCATGTTTAAACCTTATGCTGGTAAATGTTTGTCAGCCTTGGAATTGGCTGCAACGTTTTTCAAAGTTTTGCCACGAGCTTTCTGGATGCGATCCATCATGGCATATAGTTTACGTGCTCCTGCGTCTGTAGATCCATTACCGATCTCAGAAACAATACGGGCTGGAATGACAAACTCACCATCGGCCAGACGGGCTGGTTGGTTCTTCCCAATCATCGCAGGGATGTCATCAGACACACCATCGCCCGGCCCTTTAAGGAGGCGACCGCCATCGGAGTAACTGCCCAAAGAACCTAGTCCACCCTGAGCCATACCTCCTGCGGCATATTTATCTACAAATAAATTATCATTTGGAGAGGCTGGAGCGGCTGGCGCTACTGGAGCGGCTGGCGCTGCCGGGGCAGCAGCCTGAGGCGTGTAAACCATAGGGGAGAAGTAGGTCACACCACCTGAACCGGGGCGACGTGCAATGCCTGCGTTTGGCCCCATCGCAGCCTGATAACGAGACTGAATATCCGCTACCGGAGCCTTGGTGATTTCAGAAATACGCTGAGGAGAAACGCCGTATTCGTTCATTGAACGAGCAATCATGGCATCGTTTAAACCGGGTCGCTTTAGATAATCCATGACTTCGGTGTCGGATGGTTTGTAACCCATACCAACCGTGCTTACAGGAGCGGCGTACTGCGTGCGTGAAGCTGTGTACTTTGGTATGCTTCCTTGATAGCCCTTGAAGCCACCACCCCCACCACCACCGCCAATAGAATTAAGTAAAGCGCCAATGCCGCCAAGACTGGCTAACTGTGCAGTTGTTCCAGACTTACCAGACAGGATGCCTTTAATGGAATCTAAGATGCCCGGATCGTAATTGATGCTAGACAGGATGTCGGCATTGGACGGAGATGAGCCTAAATCATTGTAGGCAAACGCATCGTTCCTAGGATCCGCAAAAAAATCGTATTCTTCACCCATATTAGCCTCTTGCTTGAATAATTTGCATTAACTCTTCTTGCGTCATATTGTTGTCGCCTGAAGACATGATTTGTTGAAGTAACGCAGATATGTCATTTTCGCCGCCTTTTGCTTCTTGTGCAACAGGCATTGCTTGCGGTGCTTGTTCTGCGCCTGCCTTGGTAACACTTAACTCATGGTACGGAGACATCATCAAATCGCCCGTCGGGGCAACTTGCTGTTTCTGACCACCAAAGTCCTTGCCGTAATAGAACACACTTGCCAGCGGAGCAACCATAGACTCGCCTCCACCGCCGCTTTGTGGCATCTGCGGTTGCGTTGGTGTGCCCGTCTTCTTGGGCGGTGTCTTGGTTGGCGGTGTAGTTGTTGTAGGAACTGGCGTAACCGTCGGCGTAACTACTGGCGGTGTCGTTAGAGGTGTTGATGTCAACACATCTGGTGGCGTGTAAACGCCGGGAATCGTTACATCCCCAACTGTAATTGCGTCAGGCGTAGAAACATTAACGTCTGTTTTAACGGTCGGAGTTGTATCCACCGTTGGGTTAGTTGTAACCGTGGGATTAGTTGTGACTGTCGGGTTGGTCGTCACCGTAGGATTGGTGGTGACGGTTGGGTTGGTATTTACAGTCGGATTTGTAGTAACCGCAGCATTGGTTGTTACGGTTGGGTTAGTAGTGACCGCAGGATTGGTCGTAACCGCTGCATTGGTAGTTGCATCAGTTGCAGTATCCGTGGCTGTATTCGTGGCTGCGTTGGTAGCGGCATTGGTATCAACCGCTGTATTTGTAACCGTATTGGCTGCTGTGTTGGTTGCAGCGTTTGTGTTTGCAGCCGTGGTTGTGGCAGTAGCTGTATCAGTTGCAGTGTCTGTGGCTGTATTAGTTGTAACCTTAGCTGCTGTCAAAGCGTTTAAAGCAGCCTGAGCCGCAGCTTTGGCATCAGCAGCAGCCTTTGCATCAGCCGCAGTTTTTGCAGCAGCAGCAGCGTCAGCGGCAACTTGCGCGTCAATCTCAGCTTGGGCTATAGCAGCGGCCTGTGCATCTGAAGCAGCTTTTGCAGCAGCAACGGTCTGAGCGGCAGCCGCATCAGCAGCCGCTTGAGCATCGGCAGCAGTCTGAGCGTCAATTACAGCCTGAGCATCGGCAGCAGCCTTTGCAGCGGCAGCGGCAGCAGCCGCATCGGCGGCGGCTTTAGCATCAGCGGCAGATTTTGCGGCAGCAGCGGCGGCGGCAGCGGCAGCGGCCTCAGCAGCGGCTTTGGTAGCGGCATCCGCACTAGCAGCAGCGGCAGCAGCGGCCTCGGCAGCAGCCGTGGCGGCGGCGGCATCAGCCGCAGCTTGATCGGCAGCAAGTTTAGCGGCAGCGTCAGCCTTTGCTTGAACTTCAGCCGCAAGAGCGGCATCGGCGGCAATCTTGGCATCAAGAGCAGCTTTTGCTTCAGCCTTAGCTTTAGCTTCAGCAGCGGCTGCGACTTGTGCTTCAATTGCAGCTTTCGTATCAGCGGCCAGTTGTGCAGCGGCAGCATCTGCTTTAGCTTTAGCATCAATGAGGGCTTGTGCATCGGCAGCCGCTTTGACTTCAGCCGCTATTTCAGCGTCAGTCTTTCCTTTAACTTTAACGTCAGCAGCCTTGGCCACGCTGTCAGCAGTAACTTTAGAACTCATAGCTGCAACCACATCGCCAATATCTACACCAGCCGCATCCATGGCAGTCACAATGTCAGCTTGTGAAGCATCAGGATTGGCTGCAAGCCAGCCGTTAATTGCGTCATACACTTGCTGTTGGCTTGTATTATTAGCCGCTGCATACTGCATTGCTGGGCTAAGATCTATGTTTGATGTGTCTATCAAGCCAGCATTAGTTAAAGTACTTGTTACATCCTCTGGAGCAACAAAAATATTAGTTTTGGAATCAACCAAGGAACTAATGTTATTACTACCGTCAAAAGACTTTAGGCCTGCATCGTTTAGCTCTTGTGTAAACGTTTGCTGTACATCCGAAACCGAGTTGGACAGATTAGAGGCGGCATCAATACTTCCGGTTGTTTTGCCAGCGACAAAGCCACCAACGACACCTTGAGTCAAAGCCTTGTTTAAATCAACCTTGCCGGTCAGGGCGTAATCGGTAATTGCAGAAGTTAAAAACTCTTCGCCAAACTCAGATCCACCTTCTTTGGCAATGCCAGTTGCACTCTTAGTTGCGGCTTTTTCAACAGACTTAGTGATCTTGTTGATGACCGCAGTATCCACAATACCGGCTGTAGCCACAGTAACTGCACTGGCAATATAAAACGCAGACATGCCTTCAGCATCTGCTTGAGCGGGTGTTTTGCCTGCTTTAATGGCATCACGATACTTGTCGTTGTACGCTGCGCCGCCAGACTCAATGGCGTTTAAACCCATATCTAAGCCAACTGCGCCTAGTTTTCCAAGCAAGCTAACCGATTTGAGTGCCAAGCCCATGGGCAAAGCTTCTTGCAATACTTCAATCGCTGCCATGTTAATAGACAGAGGATTTTCGTAAATGGCTTTTGCGCCAGCAATAATTTTTGCGCCTAGGCCTTCTGCATTGTTAACAGCATTGATAACGTTGGCGTTGGCTTGATTTACCGATTCCAACTGCAAGGATTCGCCAGTACGGGTCATGGATTGACCGGCATTGGTTAAGGTGTTGTTTGCGCCTGTTAAGCCTACCGCTGCCGCACTACCGCCCACAAAATCAAGCGTTTGACCAGCCGCTTGCTGTATGTTGGACAAACCTTGGATCACAACATTGGCAGCCGTGCCTTTTCCAAAGACGCTTTCTATTGCAGCCTTTGCTGTAGCGGCTTTTTGCTCGGCATTGGCAAGATCTAATGCTTCATTTTGGGCCAGTAGTTTTCTTGTTTCAGAAGCGTATTCATTTGGCCCACTGCCTATGATCCTTGCCAGCGTGTCGTTCTGTGCCGCAACAGTGCTAGATGCGTCAGTTTTGGTAGAAAGATTAGATGCGTTTAAAGCAGCAATTGCTTTGTCTGCTGCGGTGATGTTTAAGTCAGGACGTTCTGCTGCCGTGGCATTGACAAAACTTTCAGTCTTGCCGGTTGCAGGGTTAAACCAATCAAATTTGGTTCCGGGTGGTAAATCTTTGCGTGCCAAAGCAAATGCTTCGTTAAACGACGCAGAGTTTTTAATATCGTCTTTAGTGGCTGCTATTTTGGCTTCGTTTAAAGCACTGGTAACTTGTGCATTGGACGTGCCCATGGTGTAAGTATTGCCACCAAAGGTAAAGGTCGTTCCGGTTGGGTTGCGTAGTTTAGCTAAATAGGCTGCTTCATCAAGGTTGTCTGCTTCTGCGTTGCCAATAACAGTATTATTTGCTTTGGCGTTAGCCGCAATTTGAGCGTCAATACCGGCAAACTCACCACCGGCTAGATTAGCGGCTGTAGTGGCGGCACGATTGTCAGCCGCAACAATCCTTTCTAAATCAGTAATTGTTGCAGCGGCGTTATTGTTGTCAAGGGTGTACGTACCACCACCAAACGTAAATTTATTCAACCCTGCATTTTGAGCAGCGGTAGCGGCGGCATTGATGTCGCTTGCCCCAGAACCATCAAACGTTAAAGACTGGTTAATTTGATTGGAAATCTGAGTGTCGGTATCGTCGGCAAGGTTAAAGTCTGCAAACGATGCTGCGCCTGAATTATTAACTAATCCAGACTTTTGCAACTGAGTTGTAATGTCTTTATTTCCACCTGTTACATCATTTACAGCGGCATTGCCAGCAGCAATGGCTGTACTAATAGCTATCTTGTCTAACGTCTGACCTGATAACGCACCTGTTACAGCTTGAGCAACAAGGTTTTTATTGGCGTTAGATAGGTCTGCAAAGCCCTCAATATTACCCAGAACCGCATCTACAGCACCGCTTGTTCCGCCTGAAGCCGCACCTGCAAGTACCGCGTCACCAATGTCTTTACCCGTTAATGCTGCCGTAACCCCTGCTGTTGTAGCTTTATTAAAAGAGTTGGTTAGAGTTTTGGTTAGGTCAGCCGACAGGCCAAGATCTTTAATAAAAGATGAGCCATCTTTCATAAAGTCCATGCCGGGAATTTGTGCCCCTACATAACTTACTGCGGCATTCTTAATTGCGTCACCAATGTCGTTGCCGCTTAAAACGCTTATTGCCATGTTGGCCGCAATTTGTTGCGGTAAAGACAAACCACCCGTAGCAATAGCAAGACCAATTTGAGCAATTGGCCCTAGATCCTGCATTAAGATTGCAAGATCATTAGATGTTGCCGCCGTGGTATAAAAAATAGGATTGCCTTGTGCATCAAATTGCACGTTGTAGCCGGTGTTTCCTTTGCCTTCAAACGTGCCGCCAAAAGCATTGCCTTTTTGACGTTCACCATATGTAGTGGCAACTTCTTGCCCAGTTAGCTTATTACCAAATACTTCTTGTTTACCTACAGGAGCCGTGTAAACAAGCTCTGAAGTACCTGAATCTCCGCCACTAAAGACTGTTTCTGACTTAACCAAACTAGGATCAATGGCGTTTCCATTTTGATCTACGTAACCAATAATTTTTTGTGAATAATATTGTTGACCTTCATTATCAGTTACCAAGTCACCCTGCCCGTATACAGGCTGTACAGCGGCATCAACAGTTTTAGTAACCTTGCCAAACTGGTTAATGTCGGTAGCGCCAGTATCAGCAATGATTTTGGCCATATCCCTTGCATTAGCTTCAGCGGAACCTTTGCCCTCACCTTTCCACTTACTAGTCACGCCTTGGGCTAAGATTTGCTGCGTAATTTTTTCTATGGCAGCCGCTTTGTCCATTGGCGCAGCGGTTTGAGTTGCAGCAGCTTGGGTTGTTGCTGCTGGTAACGATGCAATACCTGCGGGTTGAGCAACAGCGGCAGGCGCAGCGGGCAAACTACTGTAAGCAGCATTAACTTGAGCGGCACTAATTCCCATCCCCGCCGCTGCTGCTGTAATGTCAGCTTTACTGGCGTTAGGATCATTTTTAAGCGCATCAACCAATGCTTGGTTAACTTCTGCCTGCGTATATGTTTTAGTGGCGGCTGGTAAAGAAGCAATACCAGCGGTAGTTGCTTTAGCTGCTGCGTCGGCCTGCGCCTTAGCAGCGGCATCCGCTTGTGCTTTAGCCTGTGCATCTGTTTGGGCTTTGGCCGCAGCCGCTTGAGCGTCAGCTTTAGCCTTAGCTTGAGCATCTGCCTGAGCTTTAGCTTGGGCATCTGCTTGTGCTTTGGCTTGAATTTCAGCTTGCACTTTCGCGGCAGCATCGGCCCTTGCTTTTGCTTCCGCATCAGCAGCAGCTTTGGCTTTGGCTTCAGCTTGTGCTTTAGCCGCTGCATCTGCCTGAGCTTTTGCGGCAGCGTCTGCTTGTGCTTTGGCATCGGCCTGAGCCTTAGCATCAGCAGCAGCTTTAGCTTGCGCCGCAGCCTCTGCTTTGGCTTTATCCGCAGCAGCTTGAGCAGCAGCCGCAGCTTCGGCAGCACGTTGAGCGGCAGCCTGTTGTGCAGCGGTTCTAGCGGCAGCTTCACGTGCGGCAGCCTCAGCAGCAGCTTTATCGGCAGCAGCTTGTGCGGCAGCGGCTACACGGGCAGCTTCGGCAGCGGCAGCTTGTTGGGCTGCTTGCTCCCGAACAGCAGCTTCGTTAGCGGCTTGCAATGCAGCAGCGTCGGCAGCACTTTGGCCAGCACCGGGAGCCTGAACTCCAGCACTACCAAAGTAATTACTAATGTCAGAAACAGAAAAACCAGTGGCGCGGGACAGGTCTGCCATGGAAACACCATTGGCAGCGGCTGCGGCAGCAATGGCAGCAGGATTGCTTAAGTTGGCTTGAACATAAGCAAGGATGTCTGCATCCGATATGCCACCAGATGGTGCAGTATCTTCGTATTGTGTGCTGTATCTACCTTGAACTGCCATTATCCAACCTTCCAATTCGTGCCATCAGAATATACAGGCACAGCGACTGCCCCACCAGTCGCAACGGTAGCCCCAAATGTTGGGCCTAAAGCATCTGTTACAAAAGCTCTTGCGCCCTTGCCTGAAGTAACTGCGCTGGGTAGCGTAGCCACCGTGTAATTAGTCAAAGGAGGCACTACGCCAGAGGCCATCAACTGCGTAGTTAACGCATCAATCCTGTTGAAGTACAGACGCAAGATGTTTAACATCTGGTCAAAATACACACGGTCGTACTCACCCGGAGGAAGCGGCAAGTTAGGTGCTGCTACCTTGTTTAAATCAAAATCAGTGGTGACAATAAAGCTCATCGTCTGCCGTCCGGTCTGATGTCAATACGGGTAGCACCCAACTGCCATGTAGTTCCAAGGTTGGTAGAGCTTACCTTTAAGATAAGTTGACGGCCACGGACACGGGTGTTAATCTGCCCTGTAAATCCCTCAGTCACTGTGTACTGAGCGCCGGTTTGTTTAGTTACATTGCCTGTTACCGCCGTGCCAGTTCCAGAGCCTGAGTTCTGCAAGGGGTAGAGCGTGTAAACGACTTGTGGCGTAGGAGAAGCATCTGACCCTGAGAATGTTAAGTCAGGCAACATACGATATACAAAGCCAAATCTGTCGCCGTCATCAATGTCAAATTCTGAAGATGAGATGTAAGCCTCAATACCTGCGGGCGTACCTGTCTCGTTATTGTCTAAGCCGTATTCTTGATCAACTAAGTTGTAGTTGTACGTAGCGGCAATAGGGAAGTCTCTTAAACCGGAGTCAAGCCATGCTGTTCGCTCCATAGTGCCGTAATACCAGATTTTTTCAAGATAGTTGTACACCACATAACGATTAGCAACCAAGCTGCCAGCCGCGCAGTAGAACCACCAGATCTCGTTAAAGCCTTCGTTAGTACCGGCAAACACTTGTTGGTTTTGCTGGAGGTTAATGTCTTGATATACGTACCTGCGGAGGTCGCATGGCAGAGTCTGTAAGCGTCCATCGTACAGATAGAACTTATCAACGCCCATCCAGTACACCACACCAGAAGCTTGTGCTGCTGCGTTTTGACCAAGTATAGAAATGTTGTCACCCATTAACTGACTAGACCAAACCACTGGCGGGCCAATGTACTGTAAAGAATAGATGGCTGAGTCAGTCCAAACCAAGATCTCTTGGCGGGTTTGGATGGAAGTTATGATGCTTGAGCCGTGTGACAACTGCACGCTACCGGCTTGATTGGTTGCGGAGGGTGTCCAGTTAACCACAGACTCCTGATCCGACCAACGAATAAGCATAGGATTCTGTATGGTTGTGCCGTAGTCATTACAGCCAAACGCAAACACAAATCGGCTAATGTCAGACACAAAGATAAAGTTCTGGATAATTGGGCAGTCTGAAGCGCCCGACAAGCTTACGATGTTTACACCATTAGGCATGATGTAATGATCACCAGATTGCGTTCCTGTCGTGGTAATAGCCGCGCCGCCAACAGTGGCCGCTAAGTTAAAAGTATTACCACTAGAGTTAATGACGTAATAAATAGTTCCGGGGGACAAGCCAGTCGGCAACGCAGACGGATAGCCGCTGTTAGTAAGGATGACTGGTGAACCATTTGGTAAGTTAAAAGCGGCAGTAACTACCGCAGGAGAAGCTATGGTGACCGTAGCCAAGGAAGGGTCTACGCCATAACCAGCATCCCAATAATAGATTGGGCCGCCACGGAAACCATAAACCAAGTCTTCACCAAAGTTGTTCTGACTCCACAACCGAATTGCAGATGTTGACGTACCGCCAAAGCCCCAAGTTCCTGCCCCCCATGTACCAGCACCCCAGCCCGCTAGTGGAATCTCGTATGCGTCACCCGTGTTAATTTGATAGATGGCATTAACAGTCGTACCACCGCCAGCCGCTACAGTTGAGGTAGCAGCCGCAGGAGCTACGATTGTGTACGTGTTGGCATCCACATAGGTG